CAGGCAGGGTGCGAGCTTTAAAGGGTATCATTAAAGCCCATGTTTAATGCGCTACATGTAATGCATTAGTGCAATGCGCTACATGTATTGCATTTAATGTAATGCGCGTACCGTAATGCATTAATGGTGTAAGTCATTGATATTAAAGGGGTTCCTGATTTGTTCCCCCACCGGGTCGAGCGGCATGACGGGTCGCGATCTCGGTCATATTCACGCACACACCAATCCCAAAATTATCTTAAAACATGCTACGGTAGGAATAATCCTTAAAGTCCATACAGTATCCAATTACGATATTCTCCGGTATATCCGAATATAATATGGCCCCACCCCCAAAAAATTTTTTGAAAAAACCCACCAAAGCCTATATTATGATGCCATGCCTTTAATACGCACCCCCGAGGCTTTGGCCCAGATCGAGCAGCAAATCATTGCCTCTCATGGTGATTTGATGCTGGCCTGCCGCTCCCTCAACGTCTCCCCGCTGGAGGTCAACCAGTGGGTTGCCAGCGAGCCGGAAGCTGCCCAAGCTGTCCACAACGCCCAGAGATTAGGGTGGGCTACACTGGAGAGTGAGGCCATACGCCGAGCTACTGGGTATGACGAGGAAGTATGGTTCCAAGGTGAAATGGTCGGCACCAAGAGAGTTTACAGTGATGGCCTCCTACAGACGCTCCTTAAAGCCCGAGTGCCCGGCCACCGTGAGGACCAAGCCTTATCCCGCCCCATGGTACAGGTTAATGTGCTGCCGCGCGCCACGACCTATGAGGAATGGCAGGCACAGAGGCAGAGCGTGCTGGACGTATCAGATGCAGCGCGTGCGGCCCACATGCTGATGGCCCCACCTGACGATCTACAAGAGGCTGAGTACACGGAGATAGGCAATGGTCTACCGGATTGGCTTTAAAGCATGATACTCAGCACCACACAGTCGCCCGTATGGGAGCCGCAGCCGGGACCACAGGCCATGGCAGTCAGCGCGCGGTTCGTAGTAGAACTACTGTACGGCGGTGCGCGTGGCGGTGGGAAAACTAGCTACCTTCTGGGTGACTACTTGCAAGACGTGGATCAGGGGGAAGGATGGAAGGGTATTATATTTAGGCGGACATACCCGGAAATGGAGGAATTGCTGTCCCAAGCCAAGGCCATGTTCATGCACCTTGGGGCGACGTATAAGGTTAGTGACCGGACGTTCACATTCCCTACCGGCGCTACTTTGAAGTTGCGGCACATTGACGGCATTGATGATGCCATGCTCTATCAGGGGCACGAGTATAGCTGGATAGGATGGGATGAACTTGGTAATTGGCCGGATCTGAAAGCCTATATGATGTTAAAGGCGTGCCTGCGTGGCACGGACCCACGGATAACGCACAGAAGAATTAGAGCGACGGCTAACCCCGGCGGTCCCGGCCACCATGCCGTGAAGAACTACTTTATTGCGCCAGCGCCCGGCGGCTACGAAATGCTGAAGAGTGATACCGGGACGACCAGAATGTTCATCCCGGCCAAGGTGTCGGATAACCAGATACTCCTGAGTAATGATCCGGAATACCCTAACCGTCTGAGGGAAGTGGGATCGCCGGCACTCGTTAAAGCTTGGTTAGAGGGGGACTGGAATGTAATCACTGGGGCGTACTTCCCCGAGTTTAGTACCTACGAGCATACGGCGCACTTTAATGATCCTATCCCGTCGCACTTCACCCGGTTCAGGATGATGGACTGGGGGTCAGCGTCACCGTTTGCAGTCTTGTGGGGGGCGATCACGGATGGCTCATATACGGTCTACCGCGACGATCCCCTGACGTTTACACCACAGCCGTTCACGCCGCCCAAGGGCGCGCTGCTGATCTATAGGGAGTGGTATGGCGCGGTCATAGGCATGATAAATACGGGCCTACGGTTTACGGCATCCCGCGTGGCCATGGGCATTAAAGAGCGTTCACCGGCGGATGAGAAGATTACCTACGGCGTGGCAGACCCCTCCATGTTCAAGCAGGATGGTGGTCCCTCACATGCGGAGGTTATAGCTAGGAATGGGGTGTTCTTCCGGCCTGCGGATAATACTAGGGTGGCGGGGTGGAACCAGATACGGGAGCGGTTGACTGGCATAGATGCCGACCCTGACGTTAACAACGGCGTGGGCATACCCATGCTGGTAATCAGCACCCGATGCCCTAACCTTATTCGGACCTTACCGGCGCTACAGCACGATGACAACGACCCCGAGGATTGTGATACCGAGGGAGAGGACCATGCGCCCGACGCGCTACGGTACGGTGCCATGTCGAGGCCATGGTCACGGCCAGCGCCAGCACCTAACGCCCACCCGGTACACTTGCCCAACTCTGGCTATCACGATCCTACCCTGCGTCCCATGCCACCAACACCGCCGCTAACATTAGACAACCTCTACGCCGACAGGGAGAACGTCGTTCCCCAATATGGGCTTTGACCCCTCGCGCACGCCCCTATATATAATGCATAGCCAACAGGAGGCTCCCAATGGCCACTGCACCAGCTAACCCCCCGAGAAATAAGCGTAAAAGCGACGAAAAGGACGCCTCGACGCAGCGAAAGCACTGGTCCGAGCAGATCGCCAAGGCGCGCAAGCGGTGGGACACGTTCTGGTCCGATGGCGATAAGGTTATTGACCGCTTCATGCTGGAAGCTAATCGCCAGCAGAAGCGAGGCACGGATACATACAATATTCTATACTCGTCCACTGAGACGATTAAGCCCTCACTGTATGCCCAAACACCAAAGGCTCAGGCCAAGGTGCGTGCGACCGACCAGCAGAACCTCGTTAAAGTCAACGCTGCCCTCCTGATGGAGCAGATCGGGGAATACTCGATTGAGCGCGTGGACTATGACGGCGTGATGAAGAATGTGGTGTCGGATTACGTCTTGCCGGGGCTGGGCAATGCGTGGGTACGGTATGATCCTACGTTCTCGCCAGCTTACGACAATGACAACAATCCGATCATGAAGGATGATGGTAGTCCGCAGGAATACTTGACCGCCGAAGGACTGGGGCTGGACTATGTGCATTTCAGGGATCAACTGTACGGTGTGTGCCGCTTCTGGAAAGAATGTCCATGGGTCGGACGACGAGTATTCTTTACCAAGCCACAGGCAACAAAGCGGTTCGGTAAAGAGAAAGCCAACGCGCTTGCCTATAACTTCAACGTACAGGACAAGTCCAAGTCAGATGGTAGTATTGCAACCGACAACTCAGAGCATCAAGCGATCATCTATGAGATATGGGATAAGGTTAGCCGTAAAGCCATTTGGTATAGTGATGATTACGCTGACGATCTGCTTGATGTTAAAGATGATCCTTTAAAGCTTGAGAACTTCTTCCCATGCCCCGAGCCGATCCGTGCGGTATGGTCAACACGGACCTTCGTGCCAGCAGCATTGTACTCGCAGTATAAGGCGCAGGCGGCGGAGCTTGACCGGCTGACCGAGCGCATCCGGTATCTCACGGAGGCTTTAAAGGTTCGCGGTATTTACGACGGCACGCAGGAAGTTCTTAAGAACCTTCTGGACGGTCCCGGCAACCGCATGATCCCGGTCGAGAACTGGGCGGCGATCCTACAGAATAAGGGGCTGGATGGCTCCGTAATGTGGGTTCCCATTAAAGACGTTGTGGTATGCTTGAGCGAGCTACTCAAGCAGCGGGAAGTCGTTAAGAATGAGATATATGAAATTTCAGGCTTCTCGGATATTGTTCGTGGTGTGTCCAAAGCCAGCGAGACTTTGGGAGCACAACAAATCAAGGCTGACTGGGCTACGGGTCGCCTTAAAGACATGCAGCGGGAAGTACAACGCTTCTGTCGTGATCTTATTAGGATCATGGTGGAAGTGGCCTGTGAGCACTTTTCCGATGCTACGTTGGTCCTATACAGTGGGGTCACGCCACCGGAAGTAACGCCAGAGGAACAGCAGGCGCAGGCCGCGTTTATACAGGCGCAGGCACAATGGCCGCAGCAGCAGGCGCAGTACGCGCAACAGGCGGCGATGGCCCAACAGCAGGGCCAGCAGCCGCCGCCCCAACCGCAGCCTCCGCAGCAGCCGCCTCCTACTGCCCAACAGCAGTTCAAGGAAATGGCCCAAAAGGTTATTGCGCTCATACGGCGCGATAAGCTACGGTGTGCCAATATAGGCATCGAGACTGACAGTACGATCCTGCCTGACCAGCAGAAAGAGCGCGAGGATCGTATGCAGTTCCTCTCGTCTGTAGGAGCGTTCTTACAGCAGGCTGGTCCTATGGCCTTACAGTTCCCCGATATGCGTGGACTTCTGGGCGCTATCATGATGTTTACCATTAGGACGTTCCCATCGTCCCGCGCCTTGGAGAAGGAATTTGAAGAGTTCCAGAAGAAGCTACAGGCAGCACCGCCTATGCCACCGCCGGGACAGGATAAAGGGGATAAGGGTGAGGCTGCTGCACAGGCGACTATTCAGTCGGCTACTATTAAAGCGCAGAGTGACCAACAAACTGCTACTGCTAAGGCGCAGGCAGATAATCAATCTGCTACTATGGCGGACCAGACAAAACGATACGAAATAGACCAGCGGTCGCAGCATGAGGCTAACCGGCTCCAACTGGATCACGAATACCGTATGGCGCAGCTTGCGCTTGAGGAACGTAAGATTAGGCTGGAAGCGCAGAAGCTTGGTGCCGGTATCATGAAGGAAGAAGATGACGCTGACCATGAAAAGGCGCTGGCCGCGCTAGAGCGTCAGGATACTGTCTTTAAAGATGCCGCCGAGAGCGACCGCGCCGACCAGCAGCAGGCGCACCAGCAGGAAATGGAGAGCCGGAAACAGGACTTGGCCGAGGGCCAGTTTGACCACGATGCCGGGATCGAGACGAGGCAACAGGACTTGTCCGAGCAGCAAGCGGAAACTCAGGCCGATCAAGGGCAACAGCAGATTGACAACGCCGCCAAAGCGGCGCAAAACAAGCCAAAGCCAAAGCCTAAGTGAGAAGGGCCATGTACCCTGTGGACTTATACGATTATCCCACGGATCATGTTGGCCGTAAATGTTATGTGTCTGTTCGTGGGCATGTACGGTCTATCCCTGTATTTAAAACGTACAGAGGTACAGACGGTTACAATCACGTCCATCCTGATTACGGGGGTAGTGTTGAATGTAGTGGTCCTTCTAGTGCTATGGTGATGCGCGATATGGAACCGTACCGCTCCCCGCTGGATGGTACTATGGTTACTTCGCGCTCCCATCATCGGGACCATATGAGGAAGCATAATGTCATTGAGGTCGGTAATGAGCGTATGCCTGTTAACCCTAATAGGGATAGGTATGGGCCTTTTACTGGCCGTGACATTGCGGATGTAATTAGACAGTTAGG